CTCACAGATTGAAACGACAAACGTCGTTCAGGGATTTCTACAAAATTGTTGTAACAAACCCTCAACAATCTCAACCGGAACTATCCGTATCTATAAACCAACCAACTCAGTTGGTCCGTAAAAGGCGAAAAAATCGTCTCTATTTTCGGCTAATCTAGCCAAACCACCAATCAACATAACCGGTGGTCTCGTCCTACGCGTATTCGTGGCCTTAACAGCCTCCGCTAGTGCGTCCATCACTACACCATTACTGTAGTGTCTCAAATCGTCACGCAACGACTCCCATTTCTGCGAAAGCGTAGTATCGCCCTTATCATCAACTGCAACCGCAGCACACAATGATTCGAACTTACGTTCTGGGTCAGCAACCCAGTACCACCAGCCATCGACGTGCAACCAGTACTTACTACAGAAGTATAGGTAATCACAGCCCCACAACTTGGCGCTGAAATTAAACTGCCACGCAAGAACACGCGTCGCGTATTCCACGTCTATCGGCACGGTAGTTTCGACCGTGTAATCGTCACCCTTGATGTCCAACGAAATCAAAGTCTTCGGATCTAACTTAGTGGCAACCACCACTGAAGCCAACGTAACCAATCCGTTGCGAAACAACGTCTTGAATATACCGGAAAGCCCCTGTAACACTATGTGCATCAAAATTCCGTGCATCAACGATACAGCAGTTTTGACACCCATGGTCTGCTTCCATGTATTGAGCGTATGTTCATCCAAACCATGCTCCCGATAGTACTGCAACTCCATCGAAAAAGCCATCAACTCCTGACTACGATCAAAATTGTAACTGTCACCCTGATACTGATACACCTTCTCCGCTGTAGCACGCAACGGCTGTAAAGTGTTGAACCACAGCTCGTGGTCCGCCGGACTACTCCTGTCATTAAACTTGACATTCGGTCGCATCAGCATATCAACTGTGTCATGAAACCTCGACATAATCGAAGAATACATGGCATTCATCCCCTTTGACTCGTTATACATGATGGTCTGTGGCAAAGGCACCTTCTCGTGTGCACCAGGATCCAAAGGTGGTTTACTCTTGCCCTTCGTCATCACTAACCAACGCTTCATATCTACGTCAGCGACGGAAAAGAACTCACGCAACATCGCCTCTGCCTTGTGAGTTTCGACCTTCCCTACGTACACATTCAAGTCCTCCTTATCAGGTTGCCACAAGCCAGACGCCAGCTGACCCTCCAGCAACTCTTTCCAATTGTCAACGTAACAAACGTTACGTATGGCATTGACTGCCTCAGCTGGAGCGATTTCAAAGTCAACCATCTCACGATTCAGCGGCACATCTGTATTACGCTTACCTGTTGCAGCCATGATGCCAAACTGTGTCCTAGGTAACACACCCGCTGCACCTCCTCTGCACTTCGCCTTCCTGACGTACTTTGGAGTCGCGATCTCTTGCTTAGCACTGTTGATACTCATGTATGCTTCGCGCACTATGGATGTATCCTCACACGAAGCCACGTGCGGTACTATTTCTGCATCATGCAAAGAGACCTCCGGAAATCCGTCGTCATAATCCTCTTGCATACCACTGCAGTCCGCCAATACAGTCGGACATTCTCCTGCCATTAACTCCGAAACAGCTTCATATCTCTCAACTCTTCTCGGAACTTTAACGTGCATCGCAGCATCTTGTTCAGCTACCAACTTATCAAACAGCTTCGCGGCCAACCCTTCACGCTCCACCAACGGTGCGCGCTCATAAGATTCATGGCTAACTACAGGCATAGCGCCAACTGAACCACCGCCCTCGCCGTCGCTTCTAGGTACCTCTCGTGTCAACTGAACACCGCCATCGCTTGACGACGAACTATCGTCAGGCAATGAACTACACGCAGTCTGAAACATGGCGGCCCCTTCTACAGCGAAACGTCTAGCACGCGCTAGCATCTCCGTCAGAAAAGAAGGCTTCGTCCCAGGCATTCCCATCATCATTGGTCCACCATCTCTTACCTGTCCAGCACCTATAACCTGCGTCACGTTAATTGAAACTGGAACGTCCTTTGCCAAAACAGACATATTGACGCTTCCATCGATCAAATCGATCAAATCCCTGGACTCCGAACCAAACGCGACAGTCATAGATACAGTCTTCGCGAACTCCAAACCAGAACAACACATCTCCCAAAACAATGATAATGCACCGTCCCCAGCTACGTTATACCTACGCCGTAACTCAGACAAGACCTTGGAACACTCCGCAGACGCGGCAGCTCGCCTACATACCACTTGCGCCAACACCGGCACCGCGGCCTTCGCCAAGTCACCAGAATAAACTCTGGTAGGTTTCTTCACCGTATCTCCTCCGACCACTGTCGTGTTGTTGAACGCACGCATCACACCCAGCGTCTCTTCGCGAGTCAAACGTTTGGGATCTACAGTCATCATGACTGCTATGGTCTTGTCATACAACGACTTCAACAACCGAACTTTGTCGCGTCGCCAATAAACAGCATCGGAACCATCGGCCACGCCGCCTCTGGTAGGAAACTCCAATTCCACCCACTCAGTCATATCGGCACTATAATAATTGGCACCGAGTTCACTCGCAAACTCCCACGACTCCTCCGCACGAGAAGCAACGTAATGAAAGATCCCGCCGGAACCGAGATGTTTCTCAACTACCCATGTCTTCCCTTCATACACGTACTCGTGATTAAGGAAAAAACTTGTAATCGCAGACCAACTGTGCGAAAAACACGTCTCAGGATCGTCATGCGGCACATAGGTAATCAAATCTTCGTCACGATCAACGAAGAAGTATCCCGGAAACGCAGATATCTCCCCGCTAGTCTCCGTCAGCATCTCAGGTTGGAAGAAACACACTCCCCTAACCGTACTTGCCGACCATGCCGAAGCACAAGCAACCGCTTGTGCCAACGATATGGAAGTACGGGAATGATCAATCAGAACCACGTCACCACGAATGCCAGGTGACAACGGATCCAAGAAAAGCCTGTGCCCACCGCCGTCGCGAATACACTGCAACATTGCTTCAGACGCAAGTCTTATAGACTTGTTAGAACTCTTTCCCAAACGCTGCAACTGCGTCTCCTCCATCGCGTAACCCGCGATCAACCTGTTCGAAGATGACGTACGCACTACCTTCACGTAAGACGCGCCCTTCGCGATCACCAACGGCAAATCACCGTCGATACTAATCACCTCCTCACCGTCGTAACCTAACGCCAACATGTTCCGCAAACCCATGCAGTAAGCCATGCCAGCCACATGCGGAGTATGCGCGGAACGCAAACCATGATTTTCAACCACGATTCGCCAACCAAAAATGCGCTCGTACTCCGCCACACTGGTCGGGTCAACCTTAAAAGGAAGCATGACCCGCTTTCGCTTCGCCTTAACGGCGTCGGCTTCACTCATCGCATTACGCAATATCGAATTGATATTTGCATAGTACGACGAATTCGGATTGGCCAAGGCCAAATGCCGCGTTGTCATTGTTGTTGATTGATTGTGTTGTAAGATAGTTTGAATTGAGATGTTGTAAATTGATTTGTGGTGGATATATTCCTGCTCAACAAAACCGTCAAGATGATGCTTGATGGTTT